CTATCTTCTTCTAATGGATTTGGATAAACTCTTACTGGTTTTAATTGACAATCAGAACTACCACCATCTGCCTGTTCGGTAGAGCTACCATCAAATCCCCATATTGGGTCGAATCCCCATTCAGGTACTTTTAGTGCTTCTTTTACAACTTTCGTCTTGTATCTTATTTGTGTTGGTGTACAACCATCTAACCACAAGTATTCTAATTTATGCATAACCTTTATTCCTATTTTTAATTCGCAAACTCTTGGTCATCGTTATCTCCTGTCATAGGGACAACTTCACAAGTATCATTGTTACAGAATTTATCCACATCGGCTTCTTCATTTTTGATTACACCGAAATATAATTTACCCAACTTAGCCACTTCTTTATGATAAGTTTCTTCATCAATTGCTTCATATGGCATTTGTTTGTAAGCACCATAATCATGTCTTGGTAATAAACTTATACCTTTTAGATGATATTGATAATAATTTAGAGCAGGAGCAATCTGTTCCTTCTCTGTTTCTGGATTGAATGTAACCGTACAACTTACTTGATTGTCTGCCCAATGTCTTTGTAAGAAAGCAGCTAAACTGAATTGTTCCCAAATCGATAGTTCAGCTGCTGTTCTAATCCCCTCACCTACATCCACCGGCACTTCAACAACCATTGTTGTATCTTCTGAACCAAAAGCTGGTTCTAATTTATAATTAGCCTTCTTTAATGGTTCTAATAATTCTGAATGTTTTGATAACCTCATTCTTCTTATATAAAATCTACTTTCGGGATAGTGTAAACCTGGAGTAGCACCAGCTAATAGTGATACAGTTCCGCTTGGTTTTACTGAGGTAGTTTTTACTGAGTTAGGTACAGCAAACCAATCTGAATACATATCATCCCATTCCTGTATTACATCATAACCATCATTTAGCCAATCTTTTAATTCTCCCAATCCTCTATTGGTAATGAATTGAGCAACACCACTTACACTACATCCAATTCTTCTGTTTCTTAACATCACTCTGTTTGTATCACTCCAATGAGTTCTACCCAATGTTACTGTTTTTGCATATAGGTAAGCGTATTTTAGTGTTCTCGCATAATCTTCAAAGTCATCGTGATTGTCTGGAAATGTTTCTACTAAACAACACAATTCATAACTTTCTAATGATTGTTCTAAACAAGGATTACCACCCATAACTCTATGGTCTTTATTATCTCCACCATTTTTCATACGAGAGTATTTTCTCATATTTTCTAGCCACGCAAATCCAGGCTCACCATTATCGCCAATTCGTTCGGCAGCGGCATTATAATCCATACCCAATTCTGCAAATATACTATTATTAGATGTCCATCCATATTGTTCTCTGTGAGGGTTAACTTTATAATTTTTTAAATCTAAGTATTCTTCTGAATGTGGATCTCCAAATACAATCTCAGCAGTTCTTCTTACATTACCAGCTACAACACATTTACCAATTAAATTCATTATGTCTACGATTGTAGTTATTGTTATTGGCTCTCCGCTATTTTTTTCTAATACTTCTCTTATACTTTCATGTACTTCTTCTAATGGTTCATAACCACTACTAACACCACCAAAGCCTGTAATAGGTTCGCCTGCTGGTCTGACTAAACTATAATCAAATTTTATAGGAGCAGTATTATGAAAATAACTTTCTAATAATACCTTTAGAGATTCAACCCAACCTTCTCTATCATCAGGTACTTCAAATACACTTTCATCTCTATCTTTATTTACACCCTTAACTACAATCTCTCCAGCACCTTTCGTATCAAATCCAACTCCGACACCTAACATACTAGCATCCATAAGGAAACAGAAAGGTTTTGAGTAATCTTCTTTTATTGTTTTTGTCGATACAAATGCACAATTGTTAAGGGCGGCGTATAAACCTCTTTCTTCTGTTATGGCTGTTCCCATAGCCCAAAGACCTCGGCCAGGTGGCAAGAATTTCATAGTAAAAATACGCTCATACATATCTTGAGCAGATGCTTGAGCTTGCCACGGATTCCACCCTAATTGATGTGATTCAATGTGATGTTTCTGCATAGAGTATGTTCCCTCTACAACTCGTCTGACGGTTTCCCACCATCTTTCGTTTTTTCCATCTTCTTTGATTCGAGAGTATGTTCTCATGTAAACCAACTCACCCAATCCATTGAAACCAAACGGAGCTTTTCTTCTCTTATACTTATTTATAAATGCATCCGTTAGTGTAAATTTTTCTTTCATATTCTTTTCCTTAATTTATGTTCCCAATATTAAATATAATATATACAAGATCTTATTTACTCAAAACCGCCCATATCGTTATATTTTTGAGATAAAGTTTTGCGTAAATATTCTTCTGAGTTATCCATTTTACCTTGAGCCACCTTTCCACTTACAGTAGAGGCTTCATGCACTTGTATTAAACCTGTGTTAGTATTGATGTTAGCTGGAAATGTAATTCCATCAACACCAAACCTATTCTTAATTACGTGAAACCTACCTGTATTTGCAATTTTATCCTCTACCTTACGACTAACAGACATAACAAAGTCTGCTGTCATAACCTTACTATAATCCTCTGATACCTTACTAGCATCAATCACTTCTTCTTCCAATGAACTTCTGTTTGCCTGTGATGCTGTCCATATTGGAATATCAAACTCACCAGCCATACCACGAAGATTTTCATAAGTCTCACCGGTAGCATGCCTCTTCTCTTTATAGAATGTGGTTGGTTTTAGAATATCAGCATAATCAACTATAACCACATCAGGTTTGATTTCCTGTATCTCCATCTGTTTGAGATGAGCAGATAGTGTATTTACCGAAGCAGAACGGGTAGGATAGTATTTTATAATCAATTTGCCTGTAAGTTTATCTATAACCTTCTGTACATCTTCTTGGTAGAACTTAATATTAGATGTAGTAACACCACTAAATACAGTATCGTATCTCAAACCGACATAACTCTCATTTAATTCTAAGGTGTAATGAACCACAGTTTTACCCTGCTTTACCAAATGAGCGCCTAATGATTGTAAACACCAACTCTTACCGATACCAGCGGGAGCAACCAACACACCTAACTCACCACCAGCCAATCCACCATCCATCACAGTGCTTACAGCATCCCACGGAGTTGGCATAGTTTCTCTAACAGACTCATTCAATCTAGCATCTAATGATATGATGTAATCATGTCCTAAGTCTCTCTCACTACCAGCCTTCATAGCCTCATCAATTTTGACTTTAATCTCATCATAGTTTTTTTGTTCTAATAAATCTATAGACTCTATGATAGCACCTTTAAGAACCTGATTTTTACAAAATCCTAAAGTTTCCTGCTTTACAAATTCTAAATCAGTAGCCTCAATGTTTCTCCAAGCTTCTTTGAGATTTTCAATAATAGATACTTTTAATATCTCATCATCCATTTGAGTTATCTTAATTTTCAATACCTCTAATGTAGGAGCTTTTCTAAACTCATAAAAGTATTTACTTATTTCTTTAGTTAACCACTTATTAGCATCCGAATCAAAAAACTTAGGTTCTAATATATCGCTGATTGTCTGTATAAATTTATTGTCCGTTAATAAAGATGATATTATCTTTGATTGAAATGTCGGACCAAATTGATTAAAATTTTCACTCGCCATATAAATCTTTTATTTTTTTATTTTTTATTTCCATTTGTTTTTTCTTACGATAGCGTTCCCTAGCTTTCGCTTGTAGAACCGCTCTATTTCTACGGTAATATTCCATAGACCACTTTCTCTGTGCAGCTTTTCTGTCTGCCTCAGAACTATACTTTCTCTTTCTTCCCATGCGTACCCTCAGCCATCTGATTTAATTTGGCAAAGCATTGAACCAACCAACTCTCCATATTTGGTAATGTAGCAAATAGTCTATCCTCTATGAATCTTTTCTGAAACTGCATTTTATTTAACCTGTTAATAGGTTCTCTGATTTTATCTAAGATTTTTGTTTTAGCAGATGAACTGATATCAACCTCTTCCAACTGCATCAACCGATAATTTCTTTTCAATAACTCCTCACACTCTTCAAGCTTATCATCTTCTTTAATAATGTCATCTATATTAAGTATCTTATCTTCGAGTAAAAGTGGTAATTTTTTTTGAATAGTTTTCAATCCCCAACCACGAACTCCATTTATGTTATCAGATTTGTCTCCATCTATTGCTCTGTACACAGCAAAGTTATGAGATGGTATTCCATAATCCTCTAACACCTTTGGTGGATCATACATCTTTTTTCTTGTAGGAGACCAAACTGAAACTCTATCACTAACCAATTGTAAAAAATCTTTATCAGTTGACATCAATACAATTTTGGATGTTGTTAAGATTTGCTTGGTAAC